TTTTTTTTTTTTTTTTTTTTTTTTTTTTTTTTTTTTTTTAAACAAAATTATGAAAAAAAATTTTTTTTTATTTCTGATGTTTTTGCTTTATTTTAATTTTTTTAATGTGGTAGGGCTATGTGGGAATGCCAAAGCATTTTCTGATGCAGTCAAAGTAGTTTGTTTACTACTAGACTTTAGTTTTAACTTATCATTACCGTAACTCAAAGTTAATGCGTTACCATGATACTTTAGCACTCCCAACATAGTCTCTATGTCGCTGACTGGTATTCTAGCATCCCCCGCAGCAGGTATCGAAAAGATACCTACTGATGAGACACCATCTTTTGTTAGAGAACAAGTAAACATTCTACCACCGGCACAAGTAAGCATACAAGCCGAAACTTGTGGAATACTTTTACCGGAAATAGTTTGTTTGCGTTGTGTGCATTTTAACAACCACATCAACGATTGTGTATCAACGATTGTTTGCATCTAATCACCTCATTCTGACAAGAATGGTAGCCCAGTCCATACAACCTTACCATCCTTTATTGATAGAATAGTATGGGTAGTACCCACATATTCCATGTTCTTACCTTTCATTTCCTCAATAGTACCACGAATAGCCCATTCATCTGCACCGAGAGTTTTATCACCCTTGACACCGGCTGCTACATCAGCCTTTTTCATGTATCTATTTAGGAATATCTGTTGTGAAAACTTACGCATAGTACCTTTGTCCCAATCAGGTCTGTCGCCTACAGTCATTAGTACTTTCTTTCCTGTTCCGTCATCCATGTATTGTTGTACTGGTTTCAGATGGAATGTAAAGAATACCTTTGGTACTGGTAGTGCGTGAATCCTAGTCAAAACATTTCTGTTCATACGGTTACGCTCTCTCCATTCTTTTTGGTTAAAAGTACCATCTTCTGTTTCGATAACACCTCTCGCTAATAACGATGCTCTCATAGCGTGTTCACACCACTTAAGGAATGTAGAACCACCATCGAAAACAACTCCCGCCCATTCATCAGGGTTAGCCGCTACTTGTTCTGCTAGAATATTAACAAACCAATTGGTCTTATCTACTAATGCTTTGTAGTCTACGTTGTTTTGTTCATCAAAGATAGACTCGTCTGTTTCATCGTGTAGTGGTATTACCATAATGTTTTCAGCATCAGGGTAGATATAATCTACTGTTGATTTAGCGGAATTATCTACATCGAATACTGCTACCTTTTTACCTGCTTTGATTTCTGCATCCATCATTGATAGTGCTAGACCTGTCTTAGCGGTATTTTCCCATCCAACTAAACCCATTCTCAATGCTACTGATTGAGACTTGTTGTTGTTGAAAATGTTCCGGTAGTACTCTTCGTTATATACCGTACCTTTCGGTGCTTCTGTCGTTTTAGCGTTAGTGCTTGCTTGTGTTCCCCATGCTGTCATATTATCTACTCCTTTATTTATCCTTATATAGTTTACTCAACTGGTGCTACAATAGCACAATCAGTAGTAAGTAATAGTATAGCGATAGAGAATGCCGACTTAACCGCATTGACTGTAACACCAACTGGGTCAATGATTCCAGCCATGTTTACATACTCTATATTTCTAGTGATAGCGTTGAACCCTATACCTTTAGTTTCCAATTTCCACTCATCTACTGTCTCGTCATTAAAAACTAAATCGTAGTTACTATTAAGGCAAATCTGTTGCATAGGTGCTAAGATACAATCCCAATAAGGTAACATATCATATTCAATCTTATCAAGATAATTAGGTGCTATACTATTTTCCTTTACATCTAAGTACCTAAAGTAAATATCCTTTAATGCTACACCACCACCATTAACTACTCCTTGTTCTCTAGCAATCATAGCAGCGTTCACGGCATCATCCACACGTTCTTTACGTTCCTTCTGTTCTATATCAGTAAATCCACCTACTTTAATAGATGCAATACCTGTCGTGAGTCTAGCGATTCTATTCTCTACCATCTCACGTTCAAAATCATTAGTAACGAATGATTGTTTATCCTGTAAATCTCCTAAATAATCCTCATCAACACCATCCTCTATAAAAGTTGTAGTCATAGAAGTTACTTCTACCTTACTACATTCACCTAACTGGTGTTCTTTTACGGTAAGAATACTATCGAATGGAGTAAACACAACCCCACCACATTTTGCTTGAATGTCCTCAAGCCAATGGTCTTGTGTATCACCGAACCCTGCTGTCTTAACTATGCAGACGTTTAATTTACCTTGCATAATATTAACAAGTAAGTTTGGTAATATAGATGGGTTAAAATCATGGCACACAACAACCAACGGCTTACCCGCTTTCATAGCAATTTCTAATGCCGGTACGATGTGATTGAATGTATCTATTTTTTCGGTAGTTAAAAGTAATGTAGCGTTATCGTAGATGCATTTGTCTCTATCAGAATTAGACATTAGTTTGTGGGCGTACCCACTATCCATTACAAGACCTTCTGTCAATTCCCATGTAGTTTCTGCTCCACTATTAGATTCTATTATTACATTACCATCTTTACCTACCGACAGTAATGCTTCGTGGATTAAAGAGCCTAACTCTTCATCGTTGTTAGCCGCTATTATGCATACATCTTTCAAAATATCGTCATCTACTTCCCATGCTCCGCCTCTTAATGAACGACAAATTAACTCACACATTTTGTTTAGGTTTTCTTTTAACCTAATGTTATCTGTCTCATCAGACGATGCGACATTACATAATGCTTGTGCTAAAACTGTAGCAGTAGTAGTACCATCACCCGATTTACTTTGGGCTTCGTGTGCTACCTCTTGCATAAGATTGATACCCATTTGAATATAAGGGTCAGGGTCATTAACAGACTTAGCGATAGATACACCATCGTTAAGAATTAAAGGTAGCCCCATAGGATTCTGTACTATGACAGTACCCGCGTTTGCACCTAGTGTTCCTTTGATAGCGTCAGCAACTTTGTTTACCCCTAAGAGTAACTTGTCTCTTGCTTCTTTTCCGTGAAGTATATTATTCATATTATCAACCCAATTTTTCTCATTAACCAATTCCAAAATCTATTATAATCTAACATATCTATTCCTCACAACCATATTTCTTCGGCACAATAACCTAGTATATGTTCCCAATGTATAGCACTTGTTTCAGCATCAATAGGTATCAGTTCTTCCTCATTAACTGTAACGGAATAGCCCTCTTCTATTTGAAGAGGTACTAAACCGCCTACGGACAGGATTTGTAGATGGCCTTGAAGAACAAGTCCACTAACAGTTTCCTGTATCGTGTTATGGAGAAAGACAAAATTACCTAGAGCCTTCACGCATCCCACCCGTCACCACTATGTGATACTACCTCGTCCATGACTGCTATTTTTTCAAATGCATACCAACCGGATATAGACATTCTGTCCTCTCCTTCTTTGGTGCGCCATACTTGACCGTGTAGTAGAACCTTAGTTCCAACGGCGAAATCAACAAGTGAATCTTGTTCACTTGGAACGTAAATATCAACTGTACCTGCGGTTGATGCTATGTCTAAGTCAGCACATACTAATACATATCCACCATTATCTCTTGGGTCTATGTGTATTACTTCTGCTACAGTAGCGAGAGTTCTATCCCACCAACCTGCGTTTCCGTTATGTGTGTCGTAGTATTGTCCTAGTTTGTCTAGTCCTGAAATCATATTCTCTTGACCTATAATCTGTGGGATTAATGTAAGAGGGTCTGCTGTAAAGATACCTGATACAGATGCGTCAGCCTCAAAGACTGATACTCCGTCTTTAGCGTATGCTGTTGTACCATTAGCGGCAGGTCTTAATGCGATAGTACCTGTTGTAAAGGAAGGGTACTGTACATCAGCACCCTTTTGTGTTGCCTTAACAGTAAGTACTTTTACCTCATCATTAGTTCCAACTGCTCGGCCTAAGAACATTGATGTTCTTTCTCTCTCGTCTTGTGGTCGAGGTCTACCGTACTTGAAGTTAGCATCACCGGATGGGAAAGTCTTATTGTTCTTATCCCATACAACAAAGAAGTGCGTGTTAGCATCTAACTGTTGTGTATGTTTAGGCAATTCTGATACGTCAGCAGATTCAGCACCATAGAAATCTTCTCTTGCTGTACGAGTGTAACTACCATCGTGATTATTCTCAAAGAGTACTACTGCACCGGACTCAACCAATACGTTTCGTACATCTTCTGTTGCGGTTTTCAATTGACCGGACATTTTATTGTACAGTATCTTACCCCATTCTTTAGGTCGTGGTACTGAAATAAACATACCTTCGTAGTTCGTTGCACCGGAACGAGATAGTCTCGCGTTTTGTGTACTTATCATTCTTGCTGCTACTCTTAGTGCAAGAATACCGCAGTCGTCATCAGACTTACCTGCGTTTTTCCAAGCCGCTCCCTGTTCTACTAAGACTGTTTCAGCCTTACTTCGCAGGGTATCTGCGGCCACATTTACTGTTTTTGCTACATTATTTACCATTGTTTCATCCATATTTCTTTGCTCCTTGTTATTCTTTGTTCGTCAAATTACTAATATAAAGTTTGTGTATATCCTTCCATACATAGCCTGACGAAATTGGCTATTGCTATATTTTCATTGACACCGTGTATCAAATCCCTTTCGGTTATTGCTGCGGCATCTACGATACGCATTATACTATCTACTTTTGCGGTAGATGTAATAGCGTAGTCGAATACTGATTTGACTACCTCT